GCAGATGTTGTTAAGAATGGACATTTTGTCATTTGTGATGATTATGTTGAATACCATGTTGATGGTGGTAAAACTGTCGTACATCGCATCTGGGATTATAACCAGGATGTTATGTACGTTAAGTTGAAAAGACCTACTTTCTCATGGATTAGTTGGAGGATGCATCCGTATAGATGTCTTAAACAGAGTGTGTGTTGGTGTTTTGCCGAACTCTTCTCCCACATGGGCCTTGTCGATCATGCGAATGCAATGGTCTTTTATGTGGACCAGTTTGCCATGTCCAAACACCGTCGAATAGTGTCATTGATACCGTTTGCCAGGGTCTGGATGTGGGATGGGGATTTGTATGGTCGAGAACTCCGGAGAGCCAAGTTTACGTTTGGAGAATTTAACGTGCTTCGTATTTCGACTCCGGAGGGGCCTATGGTTAGTTTGGGTAGGACTGGAGTGTTTTCGTCAGTTATGATTCCTGAATCAAAGTTAGAGGTTTTGAAGGTGGGGTATGAGTTGTCATCCAAACCACAATTGTCTGACACTGAGCGTAGAAGCAAATTGGGTTGCGATGACGCAATTATACTACATAAATATCTCATGACGGGAGCACACAGTGGAGAGTATTTTGTACACAAAGCAGGGGATTTGGCCAAGCATTATCAGATAGTGGAGAATGTTGATGAAGAGGAGCCTAATGATTATGCTCGTCTTTACGCTAGAGCTCCGCTTGCTAATGTTGAAGCGGTTTTCCCCTCTGAGTGTAGAGCAAATGAAATAGACACTATTGCGAATCGTGTTGAGAAACCACACAGGATGGCGGCACGTGTTAAGGTCCGCGCTTGTTATGCTGAGTATGCTCGTGAGTTTGTTGATAATGTCGTTGGGGATTGTAGTGGAAGCCCACTTTCGGTTGAGGAAGTGGGTGAGCTGCAGAGTGGTCCACGACAGCGACAACGAACACTCAGGGCCGTGCTCGTAGCAGCTGAGAAATTTGTTGCTAGAGCATTTCAAAAGCGGGAGCCATACACTGTTGCCAATAATCCTCGGAACATTACAACATGTCCAACTACACATACGCTGCGATTATCTGGCTTTACGTTGGCTTTCAAGCGTGATGTGCTTAAACACCACCATTGGTACATGCCATGTCACACTCCTCAGGAAATTGCAGAGAGTTTGATGCGGTTTGTTAGTAAAGAACGCGAGGTGGTCATGAGTGATTTCAGTAGATTTGATGCTACGGTGACAGAGTGGACACGCAGAAATGTTGAGTTCGCATGTTACCGTAGATGGTGTTCTGCTACACATATAGGAGAGCTGAATAGGTTGCTGGAATCAGAATTGAATCCACTAGCGTTCACTAAAACCGGTATCAAGTATTCACCAGGTTGTAGTCGTTTGAGCGGATCTCCGCTCACTACTGATGGTAATACACTGATAAATGCGTTTCACTCATACGCTACCATGCGTAGATGCGGTTTTGACCGCAAGGAGGCCATGGAGCGTATGGGTTTGTTTTATGGAGATGATGGAGTGTCGACAGGGGAGGTCGGAGACCGAGCTTATAGAGCTGTCGCTCGTGATTTGGGCTTGTCTGTTAAAGTTGAAAGGAGCTTGAAACATGGTCAGATAAATTTCCTATCGCGGATTTTCCCTGATCTTTGGTCTAGCCCTTCATCCTGCCAGGATCCACTTCGGACTTTGGCTAAGTTGCACACTACTGTACAGACCACACTCCCTATTGAGGATTGTGGTATTGCTAAATGTGAGGCTTACCTAATAACTGATGCAAAGACCCCATTGTTGTCAGATTGGTGTAGTGCGTACCTACGCAACACCAGAGCCCGTATTGATGACCGTGTGGTGGAGGATGTGCCCTATTGGGTAAAGCAGGAGGATGACAGAAATAATAGTTGGCCTCAGTGTTCACGTGAGTTTCTCATGGACACTGTTGCCCGTTGTTTGGGTGTCACTGCGGATGAGGTTGCGAAGACATGTGAGGAGTTGAATACTTTTCATGGAGATGTCATGAGCATGCCTCAGCTGACGGTGGCACCGGTTGCTGAGAAAGTGTCTGTTATTCGCAGTCAGGTAGATGCTGCTGAAGGGATTCGTGTCATTTCTGACTGTTCACGAGAGAACAACAATGAACGGAGACAGGGATCTACAGAGAGAATCCAATGTGCATTGGCGGTGGGCGTCACTGGAGACGATGGTGCAGAGAATGCAGGAACATCTCAACACCATCGTGCAGCCAGTGAGGACCATACGCGAGGTGCACATGAACGAACGGGAGAGGCAGGGTCTGGTGTACACACTGGACACAAGTCTCAACCGAGTGGAAATGTTAATGGAGGACGCGCGATGTTCAGCAGCCGAGGCAGTGGCCTTGGTAAATGGACTTCTCAAGCTCGTCCTCGGAACCCTAATTGGACAAGACGCGGTGGATGTCCCGGACGGAAGAGTCGACCCATGAGAGGGTCTGACTGTTCCGACTGGAGAGATCACCCACGTGCCCAACCAATGTAGTTGTCATCTTGAGAGCGGTGAC